CCGCACGCACGATCTCCAAGAGACGCCCGTGAGGCACGAGCATGGGCTCGCCCTCTTCGCCGATCTTGACCTCGATCCGCACTTCGAGGTCGGTCGCGGTCATCAGCCCGTCGCCGATGCGGACGTTCGTCAGCACCGGCTTCGGCGAGCGGGTCGGCACCGCCGGCTTCACCGCCTGGAGGGCGGCGAGTAGTTCAGTTCTTAGAAACTTGATGCCACTTGCGGGCTTCGTCTTTGTTGCGGTCGCGGTCATTGGTCAAATCCTTTCGACGTAGGGAAGCCCCCGAGAGAAGCCCGAGGGCGAAGGTCAATCCGTTCACCAGCACTCCCACGCAGACAAGCGTGAGTTGTTCGATCGTCATGCGATTAGCCTCCGTTCTCGGTCAAGGATTGCTCGCCCGATGACTTCAACGATCTGCGGGACAACGGCGTTGCCGAGGCATCTAAGGCGGTCCATCCGAGAGGGAACCCCATAAGCCACTCGACCCACGTCGGGTTCAGACTCCCACCACCCGTTGACTCCGTCACCGCTGCCGTGAGCAGCGAGCCACGAGCCAAGTGATTCGCGTGCGACTTCGTCCCAGGCTGGCCTGTTGCCTTGCGGTCGGCCGCCTGGGGCGTCGGCCACATGGCCACAGCGGTCGCCAGACTGATGCCCGTCTTGCTGCGGCCAACCTTGGCAAAGTCCGGCCCTGCGGCCGATGCCTTCGGCGTCGGAAACATCGCAGCCCGCAAGTTCCGGCACGCCACGCCACGACTCATCATTGAAGGGCACATCTGGTTGGCCTTGGTCGTTGGCGTAGGCAACGATCCACACTCGCTCCCGCCTGTGCGGCGCACCAACGGCTGAAGCTGGAATAACGTGCCATTCTGCGTCATACCCGAGCGAGGAAAGGTCACCGAGAACGGTTCCCATTCCTCGAGTAAGCAACGCTGCCACGTTCTCCACGAGCACATATCTGGGTCGTATCTCGCCAATGATCCGAGCGAACTCGTGCCAAAGACCGGACCTAGCACCGGCGAGACCGGCACCTTTTCCAGCGACGCTGATGTCCTGACAAGGGAAGCCGCCGCAGATGAGGTCAACGCCCCACTCGCCTTGCGGCGGGAACGTCCGCACGTCTTCATGCTTCGGGACTTCCGGCCAGTGCTTTTTGAGGACCGCGACTGCATAGGGGTCTATCTCCACTTGCCACTTGCATTGCATCCCAGCCCGCTCAAGGCCGAGCGAGAACCCACCGATCCCGGCAAACAACTCGCCAAACGTCATGCGGCACCGCCTTTCTGGGCGAGAATCGCTTGTAGGTACTTCGCCATCCGGCGGTTGTCGGCTTCGAGCCGTTCGCACTTCGCCTCGAAGTGCTCGGCCCGCATCGCACACCGCGAGGCTCGTGCCGCCAGCCGGCGGATGTGATGGTGGGCAAGTTCCAAGGCTCGGCGGGCACCGTCGTTCAGATCGTCATCCCACGAGTGAGCCTCGCAGAGATTGGCGACCACCGAGGAAGCGAGGGGTCGGCGTTTCATTCGTCACCCCCGATCGGCACGATGCTGTTTGCACGCCCCGGCACACGGGTCACGTAGCCCCGCTTTTCAAGATAGACGAGATGGCAGTACGCCGCCGAAGGCGAAGCCCAGCCAAACGCTTCGCCGATCTCGCGGACGCCGATGCCGTAGCCTCGCTCCGCGTAGGTGTTCACGATCCAGCGGTACACCGCTTTCTGCCGCTTCGTGAGCGGCGGTCGAGCCGTCATGGTCATAGATCCTCCTCCTTGAGTTTCAACGTCGATGCAACTGCGGCGACTTCCTTGGGCGATCGGTACGGTGCCGGTCGGTACTGGTCTTTCCACGCCTTGGGCGGTGGCTTGTCATCGGGGCGGCGGCCCGGCTCGCGGTTCGTGCCGCCCTTGTCCTGGCACCGCTGGAGCCAGCCGACGAGGAACCGCCGCCAGTTCCGCTTGCCGCACCGCTGGGGGTTCGCCCTGAGCCACGAGGTCGCCTTGGCGAGCTCCTGGGCAAGCACGGCTCCGGGGAACGCCGTAGCCCACTCCAGGCGATCGGCGTCAGTGATGCCCTCCCAGCCGGAATCCGCAGACCACGAGAGGGAAGGCTTCGCCCGCGACCGAGACGGCTTTGCCGGCTCGCTCGTGGGAACCGGCGCAGCCGGTTGTAATTCTTCTCTCTTCTCCTCTCCTCTCCTCTCCTCTAGTCCGCAATCTGTCCGCTCGTCATGCGGACAAGATGCGGACATCCTGCGGACAGACTTCGCCCGAGCGTCTAAAAGCCGCCTTTTTGCGGCATTTCCGAACCGCTCCGACCAGCCTGGAATGGTGATGGAATCGTCCGTAGACACCAACCAACCCGCCCGCTCAACAGCAGACCAGAAGGTTTCGTCCCCGCCGGCCACCGTGGCGAGCATCGACCGGGGCACCCGGATCGTGCCGTCAGCCGTCACGTGCCACGCCCACGACCACAGGCGAACCATCCGGCCGACCACGACCTCAATAGGCTCGTGAGTCGCCGCAGCCACCTCTAGCACCTCGGGCTTCGTGCCCAGGTTGCAGTCAATGGGTATCCATTCACCGGCCATCTGTTGGCTCCTGTCGTTCTTGGTACCACTGTCGGCGGAACACCTCGAACGTCATGCCCCCGCCCTCACTCCGGTGAGCGGCGAAAGCGATCACACACTGCTCTAGCTGCGGGTCGCGGTTGCGTTCCTGCTCTGCTTTGGCAGCCGCTAGGGCTTCCTGCTTGCGGCGGGCTTGGTACTCGCGGTAGGGGAGGAGGTTGTCATCCGTTTGGCGTGCCATCCGTGGCCTCCTCAAGCATTGCGATCCGCTTACCGATCCACGCCATGACCGGAACGGCCATGCTGTTACCGAGAGCCTTGTACCTAGGCCCATCACTAGCAGGCTTGCTTCGGTATGTGACGTCCGTGTAGCCATCAGGGAAGCCTTGCAGCCGCTCGCACTCAAGCGGAGTGAGCCTGCGAACTGCGTGCGATTCCATCACGGCACCGATCTGGTCAGTGCCGGTGCCACGCTGTAGCGTTTGACTTACATCGCCAGCGGTGTGGTTGTAAGTATCAAAAGCTACGATCGCAGCAAGCTGGCCGCCGCCATTTGAATGGCTGGCCCTATGGCTCATAGCCCTCATGGTGGGCGCAACATCACTGACAGAGTCGCCTCCATCTTGCTTGCAAGAAAAAGCGACCGCAGCAATAGAGCACACCTTCATTGGAGGTGTTACATCTGGCGGCGGGATGTTGTCGCAGTAGGAGTCATTCGCATAGAAGGACTGCGGCCGCGCAAGGATTACATCATCTTGCCCTCTGGATTCTCCGCATCGCTCGACACCCCTGCCGCTGCTTGTAAGGCTTGATGCAGTTGACCGGGCAACTCCTTCCCACGCTTGCCCGCGCGTCGGAGGATTCCCGCACAGGCTTTCGCGCTCAAATAGTACCGCTGCGGCACATCGCCAATCTCCAAGGTGGCCGACAACGAACACACGACGACGACGCTGGGCGACTCCAAACCATTGAGCGTCCAGAACTCTGTACGCGAACCCATACCCGAGTTCTGCCAATGCCCCGAGGAAGGTGCCAAAGTCCCTTCCTCCTGCTGATGACAAGACTCCAGGGACGTTTTCCCAGACAATCCAACTGGGACGAAGCACGTCAGCAAGCTGTACGAATCGGAGGGCCAAGTTGCCACGCGGGTCATCCAATCCTTTTCGTAGCCCGGCGACTGAAAAGGATTGGCAAGGTGTTCCTCCGACCAAAAGGTCAACTGGCCCGTACTCATTAAGCATCTCCTCCGTGATTGCCGTCATGTCGCCGAGGTTCTTCAGCCTCCAGTGATGGTCAACCACTGCGGCTGGGAATGGCTCAATCTCTGATGTCCAAGCACATTCCCAGCCGAGTGGCTGCCATGCCACATGAGCCGCACCTATGCCATCGCAGACGCTGGCGTAACGCATGTGGCTGCTCATCTCAGGCCACCGCCTCCACCGCGATGTCGACGCGGCTCTCATCCCAATCAAGGGCTTTGGAGCCGAGCCGTTTGTTGTACACCTCAAAGAAAGCACGCGCGACGCCTTCATCTCGCGTCGTTCCGCTCATCATCTTGAAGGTGTCGCCGTTCCTCATTAATGAGTTGGGCGAATGTCGATCCATCAGCGATTGCAGCCGCTTGCGATCAACATTGTCACCAAATCGACGCAAGAAGAATGCGAGACCGCCGATGACTCCGCAGTGATATGCGGACTCAGCGAACTCTTGCCCCCACATCCGCCGCAACATCGTCAGCACTTCAGTGACGTGAGCCGCGCCAGTCTCGCCGCCGCCCATTCGGCGGTAGGCCGTTTGACACTGCTTCACGCCTCCGATGCTCTGCCGCTTGCCGTTCGGCTTCATTCCCCGAACATTCAAGCCAGCCGCAGTGATCGCTTCGTACACGATGACCGCATCCGGCTTGCCCGCACACACGTCAGCCTTGAAAAGCTGATGCGTGCTCAGGCCGCGACGCTTGTTGAGCTTGCCGAATAACTCGGCCTCATGCTCCGGGCCGCGACTCTTGATGATCTGGCACGGCACATGAGTCGCGCCGCGTTCCATCGCGGCATTGAGCCGCTGGAATCCATCGACCGGGTGAAGGCTCCCGTCATCCCTCTCGCCAGCGACGATGACGCCAAAAGCCTCTTCGTCAAAGTTCTTGGCGATCCCGGCCACATGTGCCGCGATAGCCTCACGCTGATACTCCTCATCCACAATGAGGTCGCCAACAGCGACCATCCGCACGTCGGGCTTATGCAAACGCATATGCAATCCTTTCGTGATACAAAACTCACCATCCATGCTGCCGCCCCGTGCGGGGCTAAAAGCAGCGTGTTCGTTACCCTCCGCATGTCTTGAGCCGCTTCGCCCGCTGTCGCGGACAAAGATTGATCGTTGCCGTCACGTGAAAACGCGGGCGTCTACGTCGATTCGGAAACGATTTCCCGTGCAGAAGTTTCTTGTTCAACTTTTTCTCGCGAGCCGCTTCAACTAGCTCGCGAATCTCAGCGTCAAAGCCCAAGTCGCAGATCATCACTTCACCCTCCACTTCACCGCCCGCCGTCCGCTCCGCGTCTTCCCTTCGCCCGCCTGGACGATCATCCCCTTCGCCACAAGCTCGATCCGCCTGGGCCGCTGGGTGCTCGGCGGCATCGGGATGCCCAACTGCATCTGCTCATCGGTCGCCCCTTCGGGGTGATCCGCGAGGTAGTCGAGTACCTTCCGCTGGCACGCGTTCACCGTGGTCGGCGTGAGCGACTCGGCGGCAGCCCGCGAGGTGATGCTGTGCCGCTGGAAGAGCGGTAGGTCTTCGAGCGTGTTCATCGCGTGTCCTCCGCGAGCAGCCGCTTGTCGAGGTGTTCATTCACATCACGCAACGCCCGGCAGAGCGTGTGCAGACGCCGGTTCTCCTCGCGGAGCCGTTCGTTCTCAGCCTCCAGCGACTCGGCGAGTTGCCGCAGATCGCGGGAGGGGCGGGGGCGGAAGATGTTGCGAAGCCAGTTCATAGTCAGTCTCCTCTCCACCGCTTCGGCGGCACGTACCGTTCACCCTCCGGGTTCTCTACCTTCCACGCCTCAAACTTGATCGCCGCCAGTTCCCGCAACGCGGCGGCGGCCTCGGGCACCAGGGCCGCGTAGTCAAAGTCCCCGCGCCCTCGCTTCTCCGCTTCGATCGCGACGAGGCGATCGGCGAGCGACTTCAGCCGCAGGATCGGGGCGGTGCCGGGGTTGACGCTGGTCATGCGGGCACCGCCTTCGCCGCGTTCGCCATGTCGCGGCAGTCATCGGCTCGATCCCGCAGCCCCCACGAGATCGCGTCAATCGATCGAGCCGCGTGATCCCACGCCTCGGCTTCGCTGTCGCTCCACTCCGCACTGTGCTGGAGCATGTAGCCGCCGGGCATCTCAACCCACCACTGCCCGGCGATCGCTCGCAGCGTGCCGCTCTGTGTCGTGATGCTCACGTACTTCGGATGGGCTGCTCCGACTTGCAGGATCGCTCGGTAGACCGTCTTCATCGTTCCATTCCTCGGGGTGTATTGGCCGCGTGACGTGCGGCATCCGGTCGAGTCACTCGTGAGCAAGGGAGGTGTGAGCCTCGACTGCACCGATACATCGCCTCTGAGGTGCTTGGCGGCGGATGTGGCTTGCCAGCCACCAGGGCAACCGCGTGCCGCTGAATCAGAACGGGATGTCATCGCCCGGCAGTCGCTCGACCGGCGGCTTCGGGTTCGCCTTGATCGCGGCGGGCTTCGGCTGCGTAGCCGTCGCCGGCACGTACCGCTTCACCACTGCCGAGACGTTGCCCTTCTTGCTCGTGTAGTGGCTGATCTCCACAGTGAGCACTTGCCCCTCGATCTCGTCAGGCGAGAGCGAGAGCCGGCCGTCGATCGCCTTGATGCCCAGACCATCGGCGAGGTTCGCGGCGATCCACGAAAGATCCTTCGGGATGTCGTGCCAGACGAACTTGTAGTCGCCCTCCACCGTGGAGAGGCAGAGCTTCAGGCAGTCGCCTTCCGGGTTCGCGTCGCTCCGCTTGTATTCGTTCGGCTCTTCCTTCGCCGATCGAATCTTCATCACGTGCTTGCCGGCGGGCACGATGTCCCGCTCGCGGGTCACCGTCTCGGTCGGCTGCTCTTCGATCATGAAATCCATCTCTCACGTCCTTTCCGTAGGGGTGTCGTTCCGTTCGTTCACTCAGTCGCGGCGGGCTCGTCCGCCGTGGTCTCGATCGCGGCGAGCCGCTCGTTGATCTGGTCGGTCAGCCTCGACCACTCGTCGCCGGTCAACTGCCCGGCAGCCACGTACCCGTCGATCGCCTTGGTCGCCTTGCGGAGATCCGCGTCTGTGCTCGCCCTGGCGATGAAGGCGGCGGCCTGGGTGGCCTTCTCGCTGGGCGGCGTCACGGTCGGCGTGCCGCCCGCGAGCCACGCCGCCAGCCGCTCGCCGGTCGCAGGCGTGATCGGCTTCGGGTCGCCCGCGAAGAGCCCAGTGCGATCCTTGCTGACCGTCGCGTAGTGCCCGTCGTGGATGAGGTCGAGCACGCAGGTGAACTCGAACTCCAAGCCGTCGCGGGCTTCAAGCTTCATCCCGAGCTTGGCGACCTTCTTCTTCCCGTGGTCATCCACCTGGGCGGTCTCGGTCTTGGATCGCCCGCAGCAGATGACGTGTGCCGGGCTTCGCAGGATCGCGTCCACGAACGCCCGCCAGCGGGGCGTGATAACCGAGAACGCCGACCATGTGTTGCCCCGGAACTGGGCTTTCGCCACGTCTTCGAGGATCTCCAGGCAGCCGCCCGGCCCGCTCCAGCAGTGCGTCACCGAGTCGATGACGATCACTTCGTAGCCCGCCTCTTCGGCTGCCTTGATCGCCTCAATGTACCGCTCGGGAGAGAACGGAGGTCGGAGGTCGATCACGTCGAAATCGTGGAGGTGATCGTAGAGGTCGGACGATCCTTCCTCGGTGTCGATCACGACCGTCTTGCCGCCCATCCCCTTCGCGATCTGGAGGGCTCCCCACGTCTTCCCCGCACCGCTCGGGCCGGTGAGGAGGAGCCGCAACTTTGTTGCCGAGCGGCGGGCTTTTCTGATCTGAACCATCTGTCGAGTCCCTTTCGTTTCTGTCGTTTCCGTTCTTGAAAAGCCGCGTCCCCGTCCTAGGTCAGCGGCCCGATCCCTTCCTGGGTGTCGCCGGTTCCACCGGCTCTCCTTAGCGATTGACTCCCTCGTGCGTGTCGTTCGTGCGTGTACAGGCTTGCTTGGGGGGCCAGAGCGTAAAACGGGGGGGGGGGGGGGCAAGTGGCGTACCAAATCCCCCGCGATTTCTGCGGCTACTGAGCCGGCTCAAGCTCTTCGAGGTACATGAGCAACCGACCCTCAGCGGTATCCACGAGGTAAGCCCCGTCCTGCGGAGCGGCGACCACGCCCGGCTGGTAGCCCCCGCCGAAGGCTTTCGGGCACCGCACGCGGTCGCCGGGCTTCGGGCGGTAGGCGGTGCCGTAGAAATCAGCGACAGCGGCTTCGGCGGCAGCGGCTTCGCGGTAGTGAGCGTCCATGTCGTGAGTCCCTTCAAGGTGCGTTACTGGTCATCCGTCCATCAGTGAGGGGGCGTATCCTACCCCCCTCGGTTGCATCGTCAAGCGAGTTTTCGTTCGCGTGGTTTCATCGAGCAAATGAGGGGTTTTCGTTCGTGCCGTATGGTCTATCGGTAGGTAGGCTATGGTCTAGCGGTAGTTTCGTCAACCGGAAAGACCAGCGGCGAGGATTCGCAGCAAAACGATCGCGAGCTCGATCCAGATTTCAGCGTTCATGGTGCCCTCCTTGGCGTGTGAAGAATCCAAAAGTGCCACCCGTTTCGCGGCTGTCGGCTGGCCGGGTGGCCCCACCGTGTGCGGTCAGGCTGTGCGGACGAAGTACGGGTGCATACCTTCGGCTTTGATCTCGTCACATGCCTCCCATGCTTCGGCGAGCGTCGCGAACCGCTTCACGCAGTCCGCAGTCGGCAGGATCGGGATGACCCGTGCGCCGCAGTTGAGCAGGCAGCAGACTTGCGAGTTGAGGATTCGCAGGACGTAGTAGCCGTTCGTCATCGTTCGTTCCCTTTCGTTTCGTGGAGTCGTGCCCGCCGGCCCAGGTGCCGGCGGGCGGGGTGGTTGGTCAGAGGCTCGTGAACAATCCGGTCGCGTCGCAGAAGTCAGCCTGGAGCGTGTCGCAGTAGACGTTCTCGCTCGTGGCGATGACGGTGTACTTGGTGCCCCAGAGGCGACCGTACTCGACCGTGTAGGTATCGCTCGGGGTGAGCCGCACCGTGACCATGTTGATGCCGTCCCTGATCCAGCCCGCCTTGGCGGGCAGCTTGAACCGAACGCCCGACTCAATCGCGGCGAAGCACTTGGCTCCGGTCATCGCGGCGAACCGACCGCCACCGAGTTGATCGAGGATCGTGTTTGCGACTTGCATGTTGTTGGTCATCGTCCGGTCTCCCTTGCTTTCGTGTCCCGCGAGTCTCATTCGCTCGCGTCTGGGGGTACTATAGGCTATCGGTAGTTAGGTTGCAAGGGGGTTAGAAAAGATTTTTTTGGGGGCGTTTTCGCGGGGAAAACGCTACTTCCGCCGCCGGGCTGCTTTTTTCCGCTTGGCGGCGGGCCGCTTGGCGAGGTGCTTCTTGCCCGTCGCCCTGGTCGTGAGGGTGTCGCGGACGTGGGCGGCGGATCGCTTCGCCACCAGCCGCAGCCGTTTGCCCATCATCCGGCTTTCGAGCTTGCCCTCGCGGCAGAGCACCCGCACCCAGCCATCGGTGCAGCCGATGAACTCGACCGCCTCCGAGACCGTGAGGTAATCCACGCCGTCGATGTTGTACGCCATGCTGACCATGCCCAAATGGTACGTAGAAATAGTTGGGAGTCAAACTGTCCTCATCGCCCCGCCCGCAGAATCCGCACGACCGGCGCGGGGATCGAGTCTCCCCGGCCGGCTGGCGGATACTGTGGACTAGGCAATGTTCGACTGGAGGCGGCTCCTATCGAATCGTTGTATAGTGGACTCCTGTCCACGCATCCAATGAGAGAGGGAGTCGATGGAACCGATCACGCTGGCGGAGCTCTTCGAGCGGTATGGAGACCTGCGGAATCTCGACAAAAAAACGATGGTGCTCTACTCGATGCTGCTCACCCGCCTGCGGGCGTTCCTGGGGCACGAGCCCAGCACTGCCGACCTCGACGATCTGACGATCTCGCGGTATCTCAGGCATCGTGCCACCAACGTCTACCGAGGGCAGCCGATCCGCCCGGCGAGCGTCCAGAAGGACAAAGTGATGATCGCCGCCGTCTGGAACCTCGCCGCCCGAAAGCGATGGGTGAGCGAGTTCCCCGAGCTCCCCCGCATCAAAGTCGCCAAGAGCATCCCGACCGGGCGGGCCTACACCGCCGAAGACGTGGCCGCACTCATCCGCCGGGCTCGCCGTCGGATCGGCACGACCGGGGGACAGCCCTCGGCGTGGTGGTGGAGCACGCTCATCTACATGGCGTACTGCACGGGCGAGCGGGCGACCGCCCTAATGTCGCTCCGCTGGGCCGAACTCGACACTGCCCGCCGCCGGGTCATTTTCCTAGGTGCGACCCGCAAGGGATCGACCCGCGACATCGAGCGGGACTTCACCGCTGACCTCGCCAAGTTCCTCGAAGCCCGCCGCCGCCGGCCCGAGGATCTGGTGTGGCCGTGGGATCGCCACCGTGGGAGCCTCTGGACGAGCCTCAAACTGCTCTGCCGGCTGGCAGGGGTGCGGTATCGGGGCTTCCACGGTCTGAGGCGTACACGGGCTTCCTACGCCGCCCTGGCGGGCGGTACGGCTGCCGCCACCCAGGTGCTCGATCACAGCGATCCCAGGCTCCAAGAGCGGTACGTAGACCCTCAGATATGCCCCAGCGAGCAGAGCGGGGTCGAAGTCATGCCGTCGCTGCGGCTGGACGATCCGCCCGCCGGGCAGGAGGAGCCGCCAGCCGAGCCGGCGGCGTAGCAGATGTTCACGTATCCCCCGGTATCCGCCGGGGGTAGGCTTTGATTCCTTGAAAGGAGGGTTCGATGAAACTGAAGGTGTGGCAGATCGTGCTCGCGGTGTTCCTCGGTGTCGCCGGGATCGGCTTCGTCCTCCAGGCGACCGGGCTCGCGCCGAAGCCAAACGGCAAGCCGAGCGGGGCGATGTACATGGGCGGCGTCGCCGCCATCGACATGGCAAACTCGGGGGCAGAGAAGCCCACCGCCGAGCGAGTTGATGCGTTGGCTCGTGCGGCTGCGACGAAGAGCAACGTCGATGCAGACGATCGCAGCCGGTTCGTCCGCGACTTCGAGTTCGGATTCTGGAAAGGCTGGAAGACGGCAACGCGGTAGGTGCCGGCACAGCGAGGAGGCGGCGGGGAAAGGGAGAAAACCCGCCGCCTCAACTCGCTGGCCCGGATCATTCGGTCGCGGGCTGCCGCAGTTCCTCGCGGTACGCCGCCTCGACCTTGAGCCGTCGCACCTCGAAGATCAGCCGCATCACATCCGCCGCGAGCGTGCCGCTCGTGCCCGTGTACGCTCCCGAGAACTGCCGAGCTCGTTGCTCGCACTCCGCGAGGTACGCGTCGGTGAGGGGCTCACGAGTCATCGGTGTTCCTCGCGATGAAGCAGGAGAGCCAAGAGCGAGTAGCTCGCGAGATCGAAGAGGTTGTCTTCGAGCGACTCGTTTTCCAGCCGCCCGGTCGCGTTGTACGCGGCGAGCCTCGTCACCTTGTCGGAGAGCCTGACCATCGCGCCCTTCCACGCCGGGATCCCGACGAACTTCGCTCCGTTGCGAATGTTGGCGAGCGGGTCTTCGCCGCTCGGGCAGCCGTAGTCTCGGCTCTTGCGACGGTGCATCTCTTTCAAGGCATCGCACAGATCGAAGAACTCCTGCGACGTGGGGTGAACGTCAGACCGCAGGAGCGAGTCGCCGCGCATCCGCAATCCTTCGCAGCACGAAGGAACCGTGTCGCCCTGGTCGAGTTGGTAGCCGATCATCTTTTCGTCGCTCGGGTCGGTCGCTTCGAGCCGAGCCTTGACCGCTGCCCGCATCGCCTCGTTCGCTTTCTCCAGAATCGCCGCTGTCATGTGAGTTCCTTTCTCGGCCCTGCTACGTGCGTCGCGGTCAACCCACCGTCGAACGCGTAGAGGTGAGTCTCCATCGCTTGTCTAGCGTTCAGAAATCCCAGGCTCGCGTGCCAATCATCGGCGACGCAGAGCGAGGGTGCGGTTCGCACGAGCACGCCGTCGATCGTCTCGATCGGTCGCGACCACTCGGCAGCGGTCGAGTGGTAATGCCCGGTGTGGTACTCGCGGTACGGGCACACCGCCCACTGCGACGCCGCCTCGATCGCCATGAGTTGCGGGAGCTTCTTCTTCGCCCGATGCCCGTGGGCGAAGCCCAGCAGGTTCCGCCCGTGCGAGAGGTACTTCCGCCCCGTGTAGCGTTCGTCGATCGTGATCCGCTTGTCGTTTCGGTATCGCTCCAGCAAGAGCCGATGGAAGACCCACGAGAGCGTCTCGTCGTGGTTGCCATGCACGAGCACCACATCGGTCGGAACCGTCTCGGCGGATCGCTCCACGATCCCGAGAAATGTCGTGACGCCAACATCCAGCATCTTCTGGAGTCGCCCGTCGCGTTCGAGCAGCGTGCCGCTGGAAGTCTCGGCACGCTCGGCTCGATCGTAATGGAACAGATCACCTAGGAAGGCGATCGTGCGGCGAGTGGGCTTGTGGGAATCTCCCACCGCCAGGAGCTCATGCCCAGCCTCGCGCACGACTCGCTCGGCAATCGAGAGATCCCAATCCGCCCCCGTGGTCGCCTTCCACGAGTAGTTTCCCAGATGCGTGTCGCTGACCACGAGCACTTGCCAGAGCCCCGGCTTGGGCTTACCATGCCCCTTCGCTGCCGGGCGGCGAATCTCGCGGGTCGCCGCCCCGATCATCGCCTCGACCGCCTCGCGGACGTTCGGCCCCGACTTGGGTCTCAGCCTGACGAACACGCGATGCAGTTCGGTGACGGTTGTGCCGCCCTCGCCGTCGCCCGAGGCACACTCCCACTTCGTCGCCTCGGATGCCGCCACCTCATAGCGAGTCATATCCGCTTCGATATGGGCGAGCAGATCCTCGACCGTCTTGATCCGCCGGCTCGTGGAGCGGGCTTCGAGCGTGTCGCCTTCCTGCCGCTGCGTAACCTGTTCCGCCGTGGCCGGCGGGCTAGGTGCGGGCAGACTCGACACGACAGCCGCTTTCAGTCCTTGCTTGCCAGCCATTCACGCACTCCCGGTACGCCGCAGATCGTGATGCCGCGTTGCTGACAGTTCGCCACGATTGCTGCGGCAAGGCTGCGGCCCGAGGCTTGAATGGTGCCCGCCCGCCATTCGCGTTTGATCGCAATCAGTTCGTCGCGCACGTCATTGGGCAATCGGTCGATCCAGCGAAGCGGCAGCCTTGGGGCTTGCGGGGCAGCAGCCGCCACGATCGCAGAGCGGAGATCATTCACGCGGCACCTCCTTGTACCCGAGCATGGTCAGCACACGCCGCTGCACGCGTGCAAGTTCGGTCACCGCTTCCTCGCTGATGCTCGGCCCGAGCACTGCGTGGGCGATCTCGTGAAGCACCGTCTCCAACTTCTGCGACCCCGTGCAGCGATCGTCAATCAGGATTCGCGGGCTGGTCGCGTTATCAAAGAACGTCCAGCCCATCGCGTCCCCCTTGAGCCGGGTGAACCGCAAGAGCCAACGCTTGCCGTCGATCGTGATGTGGTGATCTTCCGCCACGACGAGCCCTTTCGCCCGTCAGTGTCGCGAGGATGTCAACCGAACACAGCCTTCGCGTATCGCTGGGCGAGCCGCCTCGCGACGCGTTGCACACGAACGCCGGCATCATTCAGCCACTTCTGGCGAGCCTCACACCCGCACTCGCCCGGCTTGCCGGCAGTTCGCGTCCACCGCTCGACTCGCTCCTTCGTGACGCCGAGCCGAGAGAGCGAACGCTCCACGAAGTCGCCGAGCAAAAACGGCCGCCACGGCTGCGGCGGGGGCGGGCGGCACTGCCGAAACGTCGGCCGCGACTTCGCCCGGTAGCCGCACGTCGGGCAAGTCAGCGATTTGCTGAAGTCGCAGAGCTGCGTCATAGGATGGTCATGCTGTCGCCGAAAGCATTGGCCCAGACGCCCGCAGGCGGGCTGCATAGCGGCCCCGTCACACAGTCTGAGCAGTCTTGTATCTCAAGGTCTTCTACCCACGCCGTGCACTTCGGAGGGCAATCGATGTCGCAGCCATCCGGCTCTGCCGAGCTATGTGGCGGAAACGGCACGAACACGCGGCCCAGACTGTCATGGGCAGAGCACGGAGCGATATAGACGCTCGGCAAGCCAAAGAAAGACCATCGCAGCACTCCAAGCCTCGCCAGTATTCCGCCTGGAGAATACAACGGCGAGGACGCCAACAGCATCACATAAGTGCCAGACGGCTGCCAAATGCCGCCCTGGGTGTTCACCCACTCAACAGTGATTTCCTCTGGCACCGGATCGGTGCCGCGACAGCACTGGTTGCACGATCGCTCGCCCGCGTAGCCATCCTCCGAATCGTATTCGCCTCCAGGCGTCACGACGGCTGTCACTCCATCGGCGTCGGTTGCAGTGAACGACAGATCGTCACAGTCTGTGACATTCGTTGTGGATGTCAGCGTCGTGGCGCACGTCTCGGAAGGCATCGGAAAGTCGCTGCTAGTCGAAAGCAACTCATTCTCGAACAGAACCAGCGGCGGCAGCGACGGCCCTCGATACTCGACCCGGACGGAGCCTCGCAGCCCGTATAGGTTGCCGACGCCACAAAAGCGATGCTCGTAGATACATCGGCTGGCGTCTGGAGCCGTCTCCACCCCGTGCACGGCAGTAGCGACGGTCGCGCGTTTCAGAACAAAGGAGCGACCGTTGTACGTTGTGCCGCAGCACACCGGGAACTCCGGGTACTGCTGATACCCGCTGCCGCCGTTCGTGATCGAGATGGCTGCTATCTGGCCGAATGTCGGGCTGGTCGGATCGTCATCAACCGTCACGTCGAACGTGGCACCCGACCCCTCGCTGGGCCTCCACTGGCTGCCGACCGGAAACTCTGACGGCGATTCAAACACGGTGATCGCGACCGTAGACACATATGGCGGCTCGCTCGCGTCAACGTGGTAGTAACTGCCAGGAGTCTCAACGGCGACTATCAACGCGCCGGCAGAGGTTTCGTAATATGACCCGCGATTCAGCGCGTTGATCGCTACCGAATGCAGTTCGTCGGTTCGCGAGCCGATGTATTCGCCAGCCGGGCCGGCGACGAGGGGCGAAACATCCGGCGCGACAAATACCGCTGTAATCGCGCCGTTGCCATCGACCGATTCGATGTCCAGAAACGCATTCACATTTGCGATCCCGTCATCAGCAGACGCGAATGTGAGGTCTATGCCCTCGAACTGCTGATACCCGCTGCCGCCATTGAGCACCGTTACGCTGGCAAGTTCGTACAGTTTCTTGTTCGGAGCGGGCCACTGATTGGACGGGAGCAGCGTCCACACGGCCTCAAGAGACGCACCCGAGCCGCCGGTAGTGTTGATCGAAAACACCGGGATCGGCTCATCGTGAACTACTCTGGCGGTTGCGACCGCAGCGGCAACCTCGACTCCGTTCGCGCCATCGTCAAACGTGATCGCCGCCCCTTCTGTGTAGCCGCTGCCGCCGTTGGTGACGCTGACGGAATCCACCCCCCAGGTAGCGTTGCCGTTGTAGAGCAGCGACACCGTGGCGGTAGCGTTGCCGCTGATCGTCAGCGTAGGCTCGGCTCGACCCACATAGAGCCTCGCCGTCGCCGCTTGCTCGACCGTGTCATCCACAGCGGCGGTAATCACGAGATACTCGCCATCGACGTAGCCGCTCCCGCCTGTGGCCGTCACGGACGCTAGTTGCCAGAAATCCACACCGCAGGCGTTGGGCACGACGTTGAAAGTGGGCGTGAAGGTCGCTCCGCTGCCCTGGCCGGAAAACGAAAGCGTCGGTGCAGTCCTGCCAAGGATCGCGTATCCCGTGCCCGCGTTGGTGATCGTGACGGCTGATATCGCGCCGCCCGACTCGGTGAGGGTCGCGGCGGCATTGTTGCCGAAGCACGCGGTGAAAATGGGCGACAGCCGATTCGGCCCCTCCCTGGAATCAGGGAATCCGCTGAGCGTGACCGTTACCGTGTCGGGCAGCGACCCTTGCGTGCACAGGCTGCACCCGCAGCACGGGCTACACGGTGAGCCGAGCATAAGCCCCATCGGGTACATCGAAACCGCGAACGCCAGCACCGCCAGAAGCGGCAGCGACGCGGGCTCAACAGCGGCGAGAAACTCGATCATGAGCAGCGGGCAGCGATGAGATACCACGCTGAGCCGTCCTTCGCGATCGCACACGGCGTTGAGGACGCAGTGCCCGACGTAGTGATCGCAGCAAACAGGTTGTATGCAATCACGGTGTTTGGCGTGGTGGTCACGTTTCTGAACGTCACTGTCTTCGGCGTGTCAATCGCCCATGCCCCAGTGAACGCACACATGCGAAACACTTTGCCGGCAGGCGGATCGACCTTGCCGAACGTCAGCGGAGCCCCGTCCCGGTCGCCTTGTTCGACGCGGCGCACGACGGCGGCGATCCGCTCGGCGGCACCGCGAGTGAAATCGACGCGGGCGGTACTCACTACTCCTCCAGGATCTGGAGGAGCAGCCGCGAGTTCGGAGAGTCAGCCTTCGCCGCGTAGTTGCCCGCCGCCAGCCGCAGCACGGCAGCATCGCCCGGCTTCAGCCGCACCGTCTCGAAGAGCGTCGTGCCGCTGAGCCGGCCGAAGGACACGGTATGCGTGCCGCTGGTCGCGAGTGACCGGGCGAAGCACAGCCCCAGGTTCGACGCCGATGCCGTGGTGATCGCCTGTGTGCTCGTGCCGACGTTGAGCGTGAGAGCAAGCAAGCCCGTCGTGGCAAAGTCACTCGTGATGTTGGACGCGTTGAGGTTCTGATTCAACGCCCCGGCGTTGACGTTCACATTCACGCTGTAGGAAATGTCGGGCATGGTTGCTCCTAAGACGGCGGCGCGCCGAAGTATTGGGACATTGAGATTCTTTTGTAGACGCGGCGAGTGAGGATCGCAGGCAGATTGCCGCCGGTTTGCTTGCCGCCGCTGCCGTTGAGGGCGATCGGATTCGCGGATGCGACTTGCTCGCCGTCCGGGCCTTGAACGTCGGCTCGCCTCTTTACGCTGCCGTCGATGTAGTTGAAGCCGACATCGGGCAGGAGCAGGCTCCACCCGCTCTGACGGCAGAGCAGTTCGCTCGTGATCTTCCAGTAGCGAACCTCTTGCCCGTTCAACTGCTCAACGGCTTGCTCGCCGCTGATGCCCTGCACCTTCACGCCGTCCGTTGGGAACCCGAGATAGCTGCCGTCGTTCACGCAGTTCGTAACCGCCGCCGCGAGAGCCGAGGGGAAGTTTTGCCGGTTGCTCTGGATCGTGACCTTCTGCTGGGCTTCATCGACGGTCAGACCCTCGAAGTAATCGCCGGCTGAGTTTGTGAGCGGCTTCTGCGTTGAGCCGTCGTAGTAGTAGAGGGCGGGCACCGCGACGCCTTGTGTCTGGAACTTCCACACGTCGGGCCGCAGCCACGGCAAGAGATTCGCACTTTGCTCGTCAGCCTCGGGGATCTTGTAGCGGGCGATCAGTTCGGAGTGATACCGATTGCCCTCGTATGCTTCGTTGTATTCGAGTTCGTAGCACCGGGCGAAAGACTCTTCGGGGTGCGGCGTAAAATGCTCCACGCCGATGGTGCTGACCACCAGGGCAGCCGGCGTGTCGGGGGTGTTGAGCGTCGCGATGAAACGCCGCTCATACTCGGGCGACGCCCCGATCAGATGCGTCGCGGTACGCGGCAGTTCGTTCCAAGAGTGAACGCTCATCAGCCCGTCCCCGCGAGGATGTCAACCTTCTCGGCGTTCAGCTTGGCGAGCTCTCGCCGCATCTTCTCCAGCTCGGCGGTCTGCTTCTTCGCCTCCGCAATCGCCGGGTCTTCCTTGAGCGTGTCGAAAAACGCTGAGATGCCGCCCGAGCGGATGTCGTTAATCTCGACGGAGCCGGTGCGAACGGTGGCAAGTTCTTCGGCGCGGGCGAGTTCGATCTCGAACTGGCGATCCAGAAGCTGTGATCGAGCGGCCTCGACTTTCTGAGTGATTTGCTCCTCTGCTCGCCGCCGCTGCTCCGCTGCCTTCTCCGCTTCACGGGCTACTCTTTCTGCTTCGCGTTCAGCCTCTCGGCGAGCTTGCTCAGCGGCTCGCTCGGCTTGTGCCGCTGCTTGCTCGGCTTGTCGTTGGGCTTGCTGGGATGCCCTTTCTGCTTCACGTTCCGCCTGCTCTGCGGCCTGCTGTGCGGCCCTCTCTGCCTCTTCTCGTTGCCTCTTCGCACCGCTTGCGATGTCATCTTCCCGAGCAGCGACTTGATCGAGGATTGCCAGCCGCGACGCGAGTGCATCGATCGCGGCTTGGTCTCCCGTCTCGCGAGCCGCCCGTAGCTGCTCTTCGACGCGAGCGATTTCCCCCTGCACCGCCAGCAAGTTTTCCGCCGCCCTGAAACGAGCCGAGTCGCCGCCGAACTCATTGTCGATGCGGGCCTGCTCCAAGCTGGCATCAACGATTTTCTGGACTTCAGCGGACTGCTTCTCTGCCGCTTGGGCTGCTCGCTCTTGTTGGGCGACCAGATCGGCAGTGCTGGCTGAAGCCTTGTCGATGCCGTCAGACACCTTGCTGGCTGATTCGCCCGCACTTTCGGCTGACCGCTCGATGCCTAGAAAGTTCTCGGCAATCGTAAGGAGGCGACCGACAACGCCGCCGATAGCGTTCGCGATAGTCGAGAAGACCGACGCTACTGCGCCAAATGTCGAACTGATGATGTCGCCCAGCGTCTGAAGAAACGGCGACTGTGCGACAAGTTCAGAGAATCGCGAGACAAGCCCGCCGACGAACTCGCCGGCTCTCTGGAATGCTGTCGTGATGATCGTCACAACGCGGGAGATCGTTTCGCCTAGGGCTCCGACGTTTGCAGCGATAGCCCCGATGGGAGTGAAGGACACGACCCATTCAGTCACCGATACGGCTGCATTGCTAATGCCTTGCAGGAAGTTGAATATGCCCTCGTATAAGGGCTCCAGTGCTTGCGAAACTTCTTGCACGATCACGGCGAACGGCTCGAACACGGCACCAATCGTGCGGCCAAGGTTGCCGATCCCGACGCCGATCAGTTCAACGACGCGACCGATCTGCGTTAGCAGCGGCTCAAGGATGCGACCGATCGGATCAACGATCGCCGTGATGCCCGCCGTGACTTCGGCCAGCCCGCGAGCGATGCCGTCACCTAGCCCAACGAACGGGAGCAGCAACGAGGTGCCGAGCCCTTCGGTCGAAAGTTTTAGAGCGTCAATGCTGCCGCCAAACTCGGAGAGCCGTTCGCGATCCAGATCGGACACGGCACGGCCGAACCGCTCCATGTCTGCCGCAGCAAGCCCGAGTTCATTGAAGAACGGCAACAACTGAACGCCGCTGCGTCCGAACAAGGCGATCGCCGCAGCCGACCGCTGAGCAGGGTCTTCGATTGCAGCCAGCCGCTCGCCGATCAAGTCAATCCGCTGCTGCTCCGAGAGTGCCCCGAAGTCCTGCACCGAGACGCCGAGCCGCTGCAACGCCGAACTCGCCTTCTTGCTCTCTTCGTCTGCCCCTGCAAGCGTGTTCTGAAGCCGAGCGAACGAGCCGCTCAACTGCTCAATCGAAACGTCTGCCCTGCGGCCCGCTTCCTCCAGCACTTGCACGAACTCAAACGACACGCCCAACTGCGTCGCCAAGCGACTGAGACGCTCTACGCGATCCTCCAGGGCCACGAGTCCACGCACCACCGCTGTCGCACCGGCCGCGAATGCCGTGATGCCCGCGAGGGCGAGTGTGAACGGGTTGATGAGGGCCGTGACTGAAGACACAAGCCCCTGGAAGCCCGCCGTCAATCCGCCTGCGAAGATCCGCGACAGCCCTTCGCTCGCACTCGCGATGCCCGAGATCCGCCCCGCGATGTTGCCCAGCGGGCCGGGCAGCACTGAGAACACCCCAGAGAGCTCGTTGAACTGGAGCGTCGTGCCAGAAGCCGCCGCGTCGATCGCATCGGTCTGCACAGCCAGCCCGCGAGCCGCACGCTCGGCATCAGTGAGCCCCTTGGCGGCGGATTCGGTCGCCCGGTTGTAGGTCTCCAGCGAGATCCGCCCGGCGTTCAGTTGCTCAGTCAGTTCCGCCTGAGCACGGTCGAACCGCTCCAGCGTTGTGAGATTGGCTTCGGTGATTTGCTGCGCTCGCTGGAACGCGGCAGCCTCTTTGTTCGCGGCTTCGGTTAGCCGCTCGAAGGCAGCGGCGAACTGCGTCGCAGCCCCAGGCCCGCCGTCGCGAAGGGTGTTGATAAGATCCTGCGACTGCTGCTCAAAGCGGGCCTGAGCCGCCGCCGCCGCTTCGCTCCCGCCGGAAAACTTGGCGAACTGACTCGTCAACTTCTCGGCTTGATCGCCCAGCCCCACAAGCGCACGCTGCACTGGATCGAGCCGCAGCCCGCTGGCGTCAGCCGTGACCCGCAACGCTAATGAGAGGACGTTAGCCATCTTCGAGATCGCCTAGACCAAACTGCCGCCGCAACTCCAACAACGCCGCCATGTCCTGCGACTCGTGCTGCGGCGGCTTCTCTATCGGAATGAAATCCTCGGGCTTCGGTCGTTTCTGATTCTTTCCGATGTGCGGAGCCAGGAGAGCCGTGACGATCAGTGCCGTCTCCCGCCACGAATCCGGCAACGCCGAGAAGTAGCGGTTGTAGGCGATCCATTCAGAGAGCTCGGCCGAATCCATTCGCGTGCTCAACTCGCTGACCGTCATGCCGAGATCGCGAGCGACCGCGAACATATAACGGCGAGTCGGGCTCGCGTTCAGCCTTTTCCCAGTTCTTGCACATCCTCCTCTGTCATGCGGTTGTGCTTCATCGCCTCATCGAACAGCCGGCCCATCACCGCACCGCTCTTGCTCGCGAGCTTGTCGATCTGGTCGCGGGTGAACAAGAGCTTTCCGGTCTCGTCGCACAACACGCCCGCGAGGTACTGCGTGCGGAAGTTCTCGATGCCGGTTTCCTTCTTGCCGATCCACCGCCGCTCATACGAGTCACGCTCGCCCACGCTCATCACGCGGATGAACACGTCGCCGCCCCACTCGGGCACAGGAACCCGCTTCAGCCCCATGTCATCCGCCGCGAGAATCTGCTCTGCCGTCAGTGCCATCTGTCACGATCTCCTATGGATTAGTCGGAGCTCCGACCGTATCCATTACCCTAAACGTGTACGCAAACCTCACGACCTCATTCGCGACTGCTTCGATGCGTGCGTCTTCGTAGATGCAGTCGCGATCAAAGAACGTCACGAGCGTTCCAGCCGACGCGGTGCGACCCGCGAACGTCAGCCGCTTTCGCCGGCCGTACTCGCTCTCGGGCAGGTGAGCCGTGGAGAACGCGGCGATCCGCAGCGTGCCCAGGCTCGGCGTCCATGTGGTCGTGCGACCGAGCGGCAGCCCGCGAGCGGCATCCAAGTCAAACGCCTGCACCTCTTGGAGCGACTGACCGCCCCAAGTAATCGTGAACCCTTGGCAGGGAATCGCCATGACGGCCCTCCGTCATGGTCAGGTCAGCGAGCTAGTGCGAACCAGCGTCAGTACCGCCTGCCCTCGCACCGCGTCATTGGTCGCGAGCGTCAGCGTCGAACTAGCCACCGTCGCATAGAACGCCGTGCCAGCGGCAGCAGTCGATCCGATCAGAGCGGTGCCGCCGATCGCGATGTAGACCGTCGCGGTCGAGCCGTCGAGGAAGATCGTCTTGCCCAGGTAGTCGAACGTGATCTGCCGGCCCGACCCGCCGTCCTCGGCAGGGATCACGAGCGGACGATCAAGCGTCGCAGCGAGTTCGCCCGCAGACTGTGCCAAGTGCGCCACATCAATCCGTGCATCTGCACCGGCGGCAGGATTGGTGTTGCTGATGACGATGTTCGTCGCCGTGTAGTTGTTGGCACCGAAGCGAAGGATTGTGCCGGAACCATCGTGCGGGGTCGAGAATGACACGGTTCTAGATCTCCTGCCAGAGAATGGTGTAGGTCTGCGTCACGCTGTAGACGGCGGGCAACTCGCCGCCGGCCAACTGCACGAACCCGTCGCTCTCACTGAGCAGCGACACGTTCCTGACTGAAATCCAGTTTCCCAACGCCCCGTTGAAACCATCCAGTGTTTGGCGGCAGCGGTCAGCGAGTTCCCTTACTCCCTCATACGTGGTCGCGTACATATCCACGGCCAGCGTCACGGTCGCGATCCCAGACGGGCCGGCGAGGGTGGCTTCCCGCTGCACCGCCTGCCGCCGCCAAGTGACGAACGGGATCGCCGCCGAGGCGGGGGCGATGACGGGGTACACCCGGTCGCCCACGATCTCCGCGACGGCGGGGGCGGCGACCAGGGCATCGCCGATGAGGCGTTCGGGGGATTTGACGCTCATGAAAGATTGCCGCCTGTCGTGGTGATCGCACTCAGGGCTTGCTCTAGTGAGATCCGCAGTTCGCGAGTGAGGATTTCC